CGACACCATTGGTAATTGTTGCTGTTGCTTGAGCAGTGGTTCCAACACCAACACCGATTTGTGGTGGTGATTGGAATTTAATATCAACCGTTGATCCAACATATCCACTACCACCATCACCTGGGGGAATAGTAAGTGAATTGACAGTTCCCCCAGCACCAGCATCGATTGTTGACGTAATATTTGCTGGAGACGAATCTTCTTTTCCATCAACAACAATAGCTTTAAGGTTATTGTATGGTTGAGCACCAAGATTATAATCAAAATTACTTACATCATCAACAAAAATTACATTATCTGATGTACTAACATCTTTAATAATTTTTGCTGTTGGATAAACTTGAGAGATAATAGATTGTCTCTTTTTAGAAATAAACTCCCCGTTAATAACTCTATCAGTTTTTTGTTTTGTCCAAGACATTGGTTTGTCATTTATTTCATCAACTCCTTCATCAATATATAAACTTGTTTCAAATTTATCAGAGAATGATAAGTCAAAAATGACTCTATTGTCTTGTGTTTCTGTTCCAGCAATACTATCATTCTTATAAACTCTAACAGTATCACCTTTTTCTAAAGTTGGTGGGACATTATTGACCTGCAAATCATCCAATCCTCTTGTTCCCCTATAGAAGAAAATGTCAATTTTATCCTCTGATTTAGGTGCTACACTAAATGCAAATGATGTTCCACCATCAAAAAAGTATGATTCTCCAGGTTCTTGAAGAACTCCATTGATGAATACTAATAAAGCATTTTGAAGACTTATCGAAGTATTTTCTGGTTTTTCAAAACTCAATATTGATCCATTATAGAATAATGGGAATCTTATTCTCTTTCCATCTTGGAAATTTTCAATAGAATCAATATAATCAAGTTCACCGAATTGCCATGCTCCAAAATTATCATTATATACATCCAATACTGTTAACTCAAATTCTGACAGTGGAGATGTCAATCCTGCGGCAGTAACAAGTCCAACGGGTTTAAATACATCACCTTTTCGGAATGAATATCCACTTCTTGCAATAGAGAAATCGGTTACAGAATGATATGTGGATCCTACACCTACCGTCGAACTTGCTCCAACAGTAACATTGAGTAATAATCCTGTTCCAGTTTCTGTTGTTGATCCAGTTCCAATTCTAGAAACTCCAATAACATCCAAATTTTCATATGATGGTTCAGAAACAAATATTTGTGGATTGTTATATCCTGTTCCACCATTGATGACATTAAAAGTAAGTGTTCCTCCTGCACCAACAGTGGCAGTAATTTCTGCTGGTGTTCCAGAGTGTCCTACCTCATAAGCAGTAACACCGATTGATACTATTGAGTTATATCCTGATCCCACATCATCTGTAGAACCCGTTCCAATAGTGTTTTGAATTACTCCACCACTTACAACTGCAGTGACTGCAGCACCAGCAAGAGGTGCATATCCCTGTCCACCAGTAGAACCGAGAGAAACAATAATTCCACCTCTAGGAATTTGATTTTGATTTATATCAGATTCAGAAACTAAAAGACTATTAGGATCTGAAACATCTGTTCTAATTCCACTAAAGACAATTGATGATATTCCTGTTGGTGAAGTTTGCTCAATAATATTAAAGTTTCTTGCGGGATTATTTTGAGTCGATGGAGTTTGGAAAATTCCATTGATGAATACAATTCCATTTCCTCCAGTTGTTCCAATTCCTGCAGTATTTGCTCCTCCAACTGTTAAAGTAAAT